CCCACCAGTTACCCCACCAGTTACCCCACCAGTTACCCCACCAGTTACACCACCAGTTACCCCACCAGTTACACCACCAGTTACCCCACCAGTTACACCACCAGTTACCCCACCAGTCTCGCCGTGTGCAGGCACTGCTGGATACTACAACTCAGGACTCAAATGCTATGCGGGTGCAGGCAACTGTTTCCAAGTCTGGTACAGAGATGCAGCGTGCAATACGTCATACCAGTATTGCGATGGACCTGGTTGTTAGTGTATAATCAATTGTTAATCATTTAATCAAAGGAGAAATATGCCAGAATTAAGAGCGCCAACAACATTCAACAAGGAAGATTTTACTTTTTTTGCCTTCGTTGTAGATGGAGAAGTGGCTACAATCATTCCGATGCGAACTGAATACATGCCCTTGGAAGTAGCGGCTCTTTCATCAGACCCTAAAGTTATGGTTCTTTTAGAAGAGCAAAAAGATGTAGTCGTGCCGGGATACACCCATGACGAATCAGGGTTTCACCCACCGTCATAATATGATATAATTCTAAAATGAACGCATGGCAGGAATATAAAAAGAAACTAGGGACAACACGACCATGGGATGTATTAAACCCAAACATCCCTCAAGCATCAGAGGATGTAGCACAGAACCGTTTTGCCTTATGCGAAGAGTGCCCTAGTTTAATTAAAGCAACAAAACAGTGCAAGGAATGTGGTTGTTTTATGAAACTCAAAGTTAAACTTAAAGAAGCGGTGTGCCCACTCGGCAAGTGGTGACTCTATTTGCCAAAGATCTTAGCTTAAGCAAAAATATGATAACTCAAAAAGTATCTTTTGACTTGCCGGATGTTTTGTCTCAACCAAAAATCTTTTCAGCCTTTTTCACGGACGAAATGTTTTCAAGAGTGAAAACAACTATAAACAATACAGGCATTGGCACAGATCAGTCAATTTTTCACACAATGCTAGCAAGATGGGAAACACCAATATCATTTGACGACGATATTGAGGCACACTGTTTGAGCAGTGCAAAAAAAATATTTAATGACTCCACTTTAAAAAAGGCCTATTTCTATGCTGTTCGTTACCAAATAAAAGACGGATGCATACCACACTTGTGGGAGCATGTTGATCAGAATGGGACGCAAACCACAATTGACATAGCAATAGAAAATACAGCAAATTGGGGTCTAATAGTTGAAGAACAATACTTTGAGCAAAACATCAACGATGCAATTATTTTTGGTGGCCAACAACAAACCCACTCAAGACCACCTTATCCAACTACAGATACGGACAAATATACAACAGTTTTATTTTTACATTTTACACAACCTGATCATTGGATACAAAAAGATAAGAGTGGGTTTATTGCACACGGCAAAGATGGTGATATAAGGTTCTTTAACCGCAACAGATATCTTGCTATGCCAGACGGTTTAATCAACCAGCCAGTATGTTCATGTCATGATTATAGTGGGACATTGAATTTATATAACGAAATTGTCGGACATGCGTTTGAAGAAGAAACAGAAATATCTGAGATTGAAATACAATCAAAACAAGAATTGGCTCCTGGTATTATTCTTTATAAAACTGGCAAACAATCAGCCCGAACAATAAAAGGCTTAATACAGAATGCCATGTTCAAACAGTGGGAACTAGCAGAAGTTTTAATTAACGGGAAACCAACCGTTGAAAATAACGCAAGAAACTGTTACAACTACTTCTTGTCACAAAAACAAGATGATTGCCACCCACAAGATCCAATAGTAAGGGCAAAAAAATCCTTAGAAATTGGAATAAACAAAATAGTTGAAGACTATAGAATCCGTTATAGCATTCCTAAAATGGAATCACATCATACAGTTCTTCTAAGGTATGAGCCAGGAAACATGTTTCATAACCATTTCGATGAAGCGAAAACCTATCCACGAATCGTATCTGTCTCAATGTTTCTTAATGACAATTTTGAAGGCGGGGAGTTAGAATTTAAAGAGTTTGACATAAAAATAAAACCTGACGCAGGTGACATTATTGTGTTCTGTTCAGCTTATCCATACATGCATCAAGTACATCCCATAAAAATGGGTATTCGCTATTCAGTAGTAAAGTGGTACCAATGGGACTGATCCACCAAATACAAGATGTGTTAACCATCGAAGAATTAGACCTTTTTGCTAAACACATATCCAACCTCCACAAAAACAACTTTGAGAACTTTCGTTCAATGATTGACTACGAATTAATAAAAAACAGAGTTAAGACTTTAATAGAAGCAGAATTCGCCACAACAGTTTCAGACTACGATTATTTCGGAACGGAATACGACACTTTTGGCGTTGGAGAAAAACAGCAAGTTCACATTGACTTTACAAAAAGAGACGACAAACCTGACTTTTCCTCAATCGTGTATTGGGTAAACGATTTTGATGGTGGAGAAATATACTTTCCTGAAGAAGAAATAGAAATTAAACCTAAAGCAGGATCCTTAATCTATTGGGCAAACCCAACCTTTCATGGGGTAAAAGAAATAACAAAAGGCAACAGATACGCTACCTCATTCTTTTGGATAAAAAACTGATTAAACAGGAAGTAAATATTTTTTTGATTTTAAACTATTTAATAATTGTGATATCATTACTATATACTAGGAACTAGTATGGAAAAACAAGAGGTAGCTAATGGCTTATAGTGGATCTAAATTTGCGGTAAATAATACACTCCTACTCAGGAGATCAGACGAAACTGGAGTTGCCCCAAGCACTCTGTCTGAAGGCGAATTGGCGATTAACGTTGTTGACGGTAAACTTTTTTATAAGAACAAAACAGCTAACGCTGTAATACGGAGTTAATTTAATATCCAACGTTGTCGGGACTGCAAACCAAGTTTCTGTAACAGCTAACGCAACTTCTGGAGTTTACACACTAAGTCTTCCATCCACCATACAGACTACTCAAGCTAATGTCTCAACTCTATTTGTTGACGGAATTGAGATTAACACAAATGGAGCTACCACCAATCAAGTTCTAAAATTTGATGGAACTAAGTTTGCTCCTGGCACAGACACTGGTTTAGCTGGAACGGTAAGCGTTTCAACCATAGGCAATGGTAGTGCCACTAGCTTTACTGTTACTCACAACCTTGGAACACGTGACGTTGTTGTCGTTATACGCAATGCAGCAAGTCCATACGAAGTTATTGATGCCCGTTGGGAAGCCACAACAACTGGAACAGTTACTTTAGATTTCTCTTCTGCACCAGCTTCTAACTCAGTAAGAGTTGGCGTTTATGCAGCAGTTGCTGGTAGCACAATTAACACTACTCTAGCAGGTCAAACTGACGTTACTTTAACCTCATCTGCCAATGGTGATTTCCTCCGCTACAATGGAACCGTTTGGGTTAACGACGCAGTAAATCTTTCAACAGATACTATTGGAGATTATGTTTCTAGCTTAGTAGCTGGAACTGCAATCACCCTTACAAATAACTCTGGTGAAGGTTCTACTCCAACAATAGCAGTAACGGCTAATACGTTCGATGCTTTTGGTGCAGCTTCAAGCGCTCAAAGCGCAGCACAAACTTTTGCTACAAACTTAGTCGCAAACGTAGCTACTGCATTTGAAGTTGCTGGCGATTCAGGAACAAGCAAGACAATTACTTCTGGTTCAGATACGCTCAGCATTTTTGGTGGAACTGGTTTAACGTCAGTAACTTCTAATACAGATACGATTACAATTAATCTTGACAATACTGCTGTTACAGCTGCAACTTATGGTAACGCAAATACAGCAGCTACATTTACTGTAGATGCTCAAGGTCGTTTGACTTCGGCATCACAAAATGCAATTAGCATTCTTGCTAGCCAAGTTTCAGACTTTGCTGCTAATACAAGAGCACAGATTAGCGTTTCTGGAGATCTTGCTTATAACTCAAGCACTGGTGTTATTAGTTTCACAAATGACGCTGGAGATATCGAATCAGTTACAGCTGGCACTGGACTTACTGGTGGTGGCACTTCTGGAGCAGTAACCGTCAGCCTAGCTGCAACTGCAGTTTCTGCTGGTAACTATGGTAGTTCATCTTCAGTCGGCACATTCACGGTTGATGCTCAGGGACGCTTAACAGCAGCTGCCAACTCAGCTATTGCAATCACTGCATCACAAGTTACCGATCTCACAAAATCAAGTGTTGGTCTTGGAAACGTAGATAATACTTCGGACGCAAACAAGCCGGTTTCTACCGCAGGTCAAACAGCTCTTGATCTCAAGGCAAACTTGGCTTCACCAACTTTCACTGGTACTGTTACATTACCAGACAACACAGTTGCTCTTGGAACAAAAACAACTGGAGATTATGTTCAGTCCTTGGTTGCTGGTACTGGCGTAACTCTTACCAATAATTCTGGTGAGACTGCTACTCCAACAATTGCTATTGGTCAAGCAGTAGGCACAGGCGCTTCAGTAACATTCGCAGAAATTACAACAACTGGAAACGTTGTTATCGGTGGAGACTTAACGGTTAGCGGTAACACAACAACTGTTAACACGGAACAATTGAACGTTGAAGATAATATTATTACATTAAACTCTGGTGTTACTGGTGCTCCAACATTAAATTCTGGAGTAGAAATTAATAGAGGAACATCAACAGATGTTGCAATTCTCTGGAATGAAACTACGGATAAATGGACATTCACAAATGATGGAACCAACTACGCTAACCTTGGAGACGTAACTGCAGCTGCTCTTATCGCAGCAGCTGGTGGTGACGGAACTAATGGTCAAGCACTCACAACTAATGGTTCTGGAGTATTAGACTTCACTACAATTATTGGTACGACCGAAGCTTCGATTATTTCAGCAGTAGGTGCTGATGGAGCAAACGGTGCAGTATTAATGACTAACGGTGCTGGAGATCTTACTTTCACAACTTTGACAGCAGCAAAGATTTCAGACTTCACCAATAACACAAGAGCAGCGATTTCTGTATCTGGCGATCTAGCTTATAATAGTTCAACTGGTGTTATTAGCTTTACAAACGATGCCGGTGATATTGAGTCGGTTACTGCAGGAACAGGATTGACTGGTGGTGGCACTTCAGGTGCAGTTACCGTTAGCCTGGCCTCGACAGCTGTAACAGCTGGTTCATATGGAAACGCAAGCACAGTTCCAAACTACACGGTAGATGCGCAAGGCCGTTTAACAGCCGCAGCTAATACCGCAATCAGTATTCTTGCTAGTCAAGTTTCCGATTTTGCTGCCAATACCAGAGCACAAATAAGTGTTTCAGGTGATCTTGCCTACAACTCTAGTACTGGTGTAATCAGCTTCACAAATGACGCAGGTGACATTGAGTCAGTAACGGCAGGCACCGGTCTTACTGGTGGCGGCACTTCTGGATCGGTTACCTTAGATCTTGCTAGCACCGGAGTAGCAGCTGGATCTTACGGCGCAGCAGGCACTGTTGCTACTTTCACTGTAGATGCTCAGGGACGCCTCACAGCAGCTTCTAACTCGTCTATCTCGATCACTGCCAGTCAGGTCTCAGACTTCACTGAGGCAGCTCAGGACGCCGTAGAAGGCGCGATAACGGCAGGTACGGGTGTAACCAAGGCCTATAACGATGGAGCTAATACAATTAGCCTTTCAATTGGTCAGGACGTTGCCACCAGTGCAGCGGTTACCTTTGGTAGCGTAGCAACTGGAGCAATAACCTTAGATTCTGGAACTGGTGAACTCAACACTTCGACTCAACTTGTCACCGTGAACACGGTTACAACAGTTGATAGCTTTGATAAGACAGTATACAGAACAGCTAAGTACCTTGTGCAAGTAACTCAAGGTTCAAAGTATACGACTTCTGAAGTTTTGTTAGCCCATGACGGAACAACATCCTACTTGTCAGAATATGCAGTGATTGAATTGGGCGGAACAGTTATTCCTTTAACAGTCTCAACTTCGATTTCCGCATCAAATGTGTTGCTAAAAGTGACAATCACAGACGCAGCATCAACAAATGCTACCGTCAAAGTTGCAAGAACACTTATAGCAGTGTGATATAATAATATAAGTTTTACAATTTAATAATACAATTAAATTTTAAACTAGAGGGACAGTGAACTTTAGTGGCGAATAAAGATTTTGTAGTCAAGAACAGCTTAATCGTTGGCGACACCGCTACGATCAATGGCGTACAAATTGACCCTTCTGGCGCCACTTCTGGTCAAGTTTTAAAATTTGATGGATCTAAATTTGCTCCAGCTGCAGACAATATAGATCCAGTAGTCAGCACCTACTCCCAAACTATAGGCAATGGCACAAACTCTACATATGTTGTAGATCATTATTTGGGTACTAAAAATATTTCTGTCATAGTCAAAGACGCAAATAGCCCTTATGATACTGTTGCGGTTAGATGGGAAGCTACAACAGATAATTCTATAACATTAGACTTTTCTACAGCTGTATCAGCTTCGTCCAGAAGGGTTTTCATAGCCTCAGCTGGAACACTTAGTTATTACACTTCAACTATAGGGGATGGAACAAGTTCTAGCATAGATCTAGTTCATAATCTAGGCTCTAGAGACGTTTACGCTACAGTCGTAAATTCAGATTCTCCTTATGAAATTGTTGAAGTTGGAGTCCTTGCACCAAGTGCAAATAAACTTACTTTAGACTTTAGCACAGCACCACAAGCAGGATCTCTTGTAGCGTCTGTGTTCTTGCCACTTGAAGGATATGAATACTCAAGTTTGATTGGCGATGGCAGCTCTACTAGTTTTGTTCTAACTCACAATTTAGGCACAAGAGATATAAACATTATAGTTAGAAATACACAAAGCCCATACCAAATACTAGATACAAGATGGGAAGCTACAACAACAAACACGGTGACAGTTTATTTTACAACTGCACCAGAAAATTCTTCTAAAAAAGTTACAGTTTTTACTGGAATTGGTGGCAAAAAACATACTCCTTCTTTTGGTGATATATCCACAGTAGTTCCAAGCACATCTACTTCTAGTGGAGTAACTGGAGATATGGCTTGGGATTCGAACTACATATACATATGCACAGCGACTAACATTTGGAAAAGATCTGCTTTGACAACTTGGTGATAAGTTGCTATAATATTTTCTATGCCTGTAGAAGAACAACAAATCAACATAACAATCCCTAAAGAAAAGCTCGAACAATGGAATGTATTCTTTGCACTTCCTTGTTATGACTCACATGTAACAGAACCTTTTATGATGAGCTTTTTGCAAGCTTGTCTTTATTTTAAAGAAATAGGTTTAAAGTATTCAGTCTGCACAATATCTGACTCATTGATCAACCGCGCAAGAAATAACCTTGTTGCCAAGTTCATGGGCAGTCCAGACTTTACCCACATGGTATTTATAGATGTCGATCTTCAATTTGACAAAGAAGCTATATTAAAACTATTGTGGCACGATAAAGATGTCATGACTGCTTCTTATCCAATCAAAGAAATTAATTGGGACAAAGTAAAAGAAGCTGCACAAGCAGACATGCCAGCTCAAGATCTTATGGAATATGCCAGCAGATATGTAGTGCATATGACAAAGCCAGGTGAGAATCAATTAAATATTGATAACGGAGCAATCGAATGCTACGAAGCCGGGACTGGCTTTATGCTTATCAAGCGTCAAGTATTTGACAAAATGTTTAAAAAGTATAAAAAATTAAAATACAAAGATGATACAGGAGCCTTGCAAGGTGCAGAAGCAGAAAACGCTTATGCATTATTTAACTCTTATGTAGATGAAGATGGTAGATTTCTGTCTGAAGACTATGGCTTTTGTCGTTACTGGCAGAAGATGGGTGGCAAAATCTGGGTAGATCCAACCATAAATCTAACCCACTTTGGCAGAGTCAAGTATGTTGGAAAAATGTTAGAATTTTTAAAGAGAATAACACAATAACTTTTAAGTTTCTGCATTACTATATTCCTAGTTGATTTTAATGAATTTACACTAGGAGTAACATGGCCCGCTTAAGAATTGAAACCGCACCTGAGATTACAGTATACGATGAATCTTTCGTAATTAAAGCAGCATCAGGGGCAACCGCTCCATTAGCAGAATTTAAAAACTCGTCTGGTACAGTCGTTGGCAACATAGCAGTAGATGGTACATTGAACGTCCTCTCAGTTGTTGCCTCAAGTGCAGGCACTACTTCGACATCACTTGCTACAAGAGGTTATGTTGATACCGTATCTGCTGGTTTAAACTGGCACGATTCAGTAGCCTTTGCTACAGCTGCAGCTTTGTCAGCCTGTACATATGCCAATGGAACATTGGGCGTAGGCGCAACCTTAACAGGTAATGCTAACGGAAGATTAACTGTTGATGGATCTGCTCAAACTACTGGCAAAAGCATCTTAGTAAAAGATCAAGCAACCGCAACACAAAACGGAATATACACAATTACAGCACAAGGCGATGGATCAAATCCATTTGTGCTAACTCGTCGTACAGATTCTAATAATAGTGTTCCTGGTCAAGTTTCTACTGGTGATTCAGTTTATGTAGTAAGTGGAACCAATAATGGTGGCCAAGGATTTACATTGACCACTACTGGAACTGGTACAAATGATGCAATTGTTTTTGGAACAGATTCTTTAACCTTTGCACAATTTACTGGAACTGCAACATTCACAGCAGGTGCTGGCTTAACGAGCACTGGCAATGTGATTGATGTTGTTACTGCTTCTTCTTCAAGAATTGTGATTAACGCAGACAGTATCGATTTAGGAACAGTTAGCCAGACAAACACTTCAGGTGCTAGCACTACTTCGTTTATTAGCGCTCATACAGTCGATTCATATGGAAGAATAACTGCTACAGAAACATCTTCAGTTTCCTTTGCTGGTTACGCAACCTTGGCTAGCCCAGCACTGACAGGCACTCCCACATCCACGACAGCAGCAAATGCTACTAGCAACACTCAAATAGCCACAACTGCATTCGTGCAAAACGCTGCAACAATAGCTGTCTCTGATGCCGGCAACAACGCAGTTCTAAAATCACTAGTTGATGCTAAGGGTGATCTTATTGTCGGAACAGCTGACAATACAGTTGATCGTCTACCTGCTGGAACCAATGGGTATTACCTAAAGGCTAACTCTTCACTTACATCTGGTCTTGAGTGGGGTGCTATTCCAACAATTAATGACATAGATGACATCGGCGGAGTAACAATCACTTCAGCTACTAATGGTGATCTTCTAAAATATAATGGTTCAGCCTGGGTTAATGCCGCTGGGTATGCACTTTTAGCTTCACCTACATTAACTGGAACGCCAGCAGCACCAACTGCAGCAGTAGATACAAACACTACGCAGATTGCAACTACAAGTTATGTTGTCACTCAGGGATACGCAAAATTAGCAGGCCCAACATTTACTGGAACGCTTACTGCTGACAATGTAACAGTATCAGGAAACCTAACGGTTAGCGGAACTACCACAAGCATCAATACAGAGACTTTAACAGTTGATGATAACATCATTATATTGAACAACAATGAAGCAGGAACTCCGTCAGTTAATGCCGGAATTGAAGTAGAACGCGGAACTTCAACAAACGTAGTCCTTCGTTGGAATGAAACAACAGACTGTTGGGAATTTACCAATGATGGCACTAACTATCAGAGAATTATCACCGATACAGTCAC